CAGTTTGCCGTTCACTGGCGCGATCACGAAAAAATCAGTGTTACCAGTCGTGGCGATGGTCGTCGCGTCGCCCGCCTGAGCGAAGCGCCTTCTGTCTCGTGTAGCCATTTAAACCTCGAAGATGAATGGGGGCGATAGTATTAACCCGTCGCCCCAGATTGCTGTTTCGAGAAATACATCAGCCAATTAGGCCGCGATGCACTTCAACACCACGCCGGCCAGGTCCTTATCAGCAGTCACCGCCTTGTCCCAGTTCGACGCCGTTCCGAGCGCCGTGTCGTCGGGATTTGCACCGCCGTTGGTGATGTCCCACTTGAAGCCCTTCACCCCGACGTTGAACGCCAGTTCTCCCTGAATGCGATTGATGATCTGCTCACCGCCCGTCACTTCCTCGGTCGTCACATACTGATCTTCCGTTAGAATCAATTGCAGTCCTGCAGGGGTCAGGCCGAGGACGTAATAAGAATCAGGAGTATCGCCGGTGACGATCAGCGAAGGCGAGTCAGTGACGATAAAGGGCCGGCCCATTCCAGGCACAGTCAGGACGCGGATAATGTCAGCGGCGATCGAATCAATCTGATTCTCCACGCCATCAACGCCCAGGTCGAACCAGTTCGTCGAGTGCAGCACCCAGGCGACGATGCGCCCCTGCTTATCACCAAACTTCTGAAGTGTGCGCATTAAGTTTGTGTGGGTGGTCGTTTTGACTGCCGCGGCAGTCACGTCGTTCAGTACCGCAGCCTGACCGGCGAGCGCAACACGCGCCGCAAGCAGGCCGGCGTTGAGCATGTTTTCAGCCGTGGCCTGCGCAGTCTGCTGGCCGAGGATGAATGAGGCCAGCTCCGGGTCTTCCCCGATCTGCAAGAACGCCTTCCGCGTCACCTCGACGGGACCGATCTTCCTGTGTAGCTTCACGCGGACGATCTCGTCCTGTACGAGCTTCAAGGCAGTTGCAGCCGATGTACTGGTGATATCTTGCCGGCTCACCAGCGTCGGAAGCGACTCAAAGAACGACTCTTGTTCGTAGTCGCCCCTCATCTGCTCGGTTGCCATTGAAATAGCGCCGTTCGACGCCTCGTTCATCACGTCCGCCGCTTGTTGCAGCGTCTCGGTCATTCCGCCGAAGAATTGTTCCTGATAAATTTTGAAATCCGATGCAAGTGATGTTGCCATTTCAATCCCTCACCTGAGTTGTTGATAAATCAGGCAAGGTGCGCTTGCCTGTCCATTACAGCGGCAGCTTCAAAAACGCCGCGTTCCCATGCTCCTTGATGTAATCCGACTTTTCCTTGTTCGTCATCTTGGAGCGTTTTAGCTCTTTATGTCCGACCGCGCCCTGCTTCTGCTTGCCTGAGCCGCCGCCGACTTCCTTCGCGCCGAAAAAGAATTTCCACTCGTCAGCTTGAGCGAGTTTCGTCATCCGCTCGGCGGGGGTCTCCGTAGACGGCTCGCCGTCCTCGTCCAGGGCAACGAGCTTGCCTTCGCGATAAGCGAAGATGCCTTCAGAAACAGCAGCCGCCTTGAACTTCCTCAAGCGAGCGCCGATCACGTCATTCTCAAGCGCCAGGCCCGTTAGCTCTTGATCGAAGCGATAGTCGTCAAACTTCGCGCGCTCTTTGGCGATCTCGTCATCCTTGGCCTTCAGTTGCGCGTCGAATTCCTGCTTCAGTTCGGCTCGCACTTGCTTGGCGATTTTCTTGGGGTCAAGGCTGCTATCCGGCTTACCCTTGCCGTCATCAGGCTTTTTGCCTTTGTCGCCGTCTTCATCGTCGTCGTCGTCCTGATGCTCGGTCTTCCATTCCTGGTAGGCTGTCCAGTCGTCGTCGCTGACATCCTTGAACTTGTCGGCAAAGGGCTTGGCCTTTTCGAGTCGCTTCTGAAAATCCTTGTTTTTCGCGACCACCGGCGCTTTGACGTGCTCGGCATACAGATCAAGGTCGAGCTTGAATCTGCCGCCGTCTTCTTTGTAAAGAGCTTTGATCTTCTCGTCCTCGACGGAATCGAGGTTATCCAAAACGAAATCGAGTGCCATTGTTGAATCTCCCGGAAGGAGGTTGATAAATGCGGCGGAACCGCAGGAAACATCAGACGGAATCTGACGGAAAGTTTTATACCAAAGCCGAAAATCTTATTTTGGAAGCGCTATTCAGCTCCCGCCCCGTTAAGCATCCTCTCGATCTGTTCGCCCACGGATCCGCCGAGCATCTTTCTCTCCTCCATGATCCGCTCGAGTTCCTGATCGTCATCGAAGTCGTCTTGCAGGACTCCGACCTTCTTCTCGATCGCCCATAGGGTTTTAAGAGAATGCTGCCCGCGTTCGACCATTTGACTGATCGCCGGCAGGTCCGCCGCGGTGACGACCAGGTCGGAGGCCTTCACTCCCGGTGTGATTTCGCCGCCTGACTGCTCGCCTTTCCACAGGGCGAAGAATTGCAAGGTCTGTTCGAGGCAATCTTTCCACGCATCCGCAATCTGAGATACCCGGCTCTGTTTGGCTCCACCCCGCTCGCGCACCTCGGTCGCCGTCATCGCGCCTTTCTGTGAGCCTTCGGTGAAGAGCGATGCGCCCATCTCGTGCATCTGTTTTTCGAGAGATGCGATCCATTCGCGGCGCTCCTTGAGACTTGTCCCGGGAGCTTCGGTATAAGACGCTCCGCCGCCCTCGTCACAATCAAGCCGGACGTCAAGGCCTGCGACGCTCGACAAGGCTCCGTCATCTCTCAGGTTTACGGTCGTCAGGATCGGAGTGCATTTATGGAGAATCTTTTCGTGGTCGCTCGTGATGTTGTAGTGCTTGATGTTGAGGTGCGCCAGGTCGAGCAGCACCGGTCCATCAGTCCGGTTTGGATCCGTCAGGCAGGGATTTGCATTAAAAATAGCGACCGGAATATCGCTGAGAGGCGAAACGCCGGCGTCGATAATCTCAAGTTGTTTTTTCTTTTTTCCGCCTCCGCTTTCACGCTCCTCCCATATCTCCCATTCGGCGTTTCCGGCGCGATGGTAATTACCCATCTCATCGCGTACGACAGGCAGACGCCAGACGCGGTAACGCGGCGTACAGGACTCGCCAAAACCGTCGAACTCGACGGCGTGCTCGCAAAAGACAATCAATTGCAGGACCGGCGCGCCGTCGATAATCACGTACCTCGGCCAGTTGGCCAGTTCGCGCGCCGAATAAAGCACCGCGAACGGCCGGAAATTCAGTACAGACGCCTGCGCTGCATCCAGGGGCTGGCCCGGCTCGACCGGTGTTTTAGGCATATCGACCAGGACATAAGCCGCGCCGTGATGGACGCCCGTCCTGAGGAGTCTCTGCGCCATCACGGTCCAGTGAGTGCCGGCGTTGTCGATATTCTCCCAGTCGTCGGCGATCGAGGGCGGAACGCTCATCGTGAGGGTCGGAGGTTTGCGGGTAATCGCCCCGACAATCATATCGAGGCCGTTACCGTAAGCCGGAAGGAAGGTTGAGGTCTCGAGGCGATACTCGTAAGAGTCATCCGCCTCCATCGGGAATTGCGGCAAATAGGGAGATTCTTCCTTGCCGCCGGCGGCGCGCATAGCTTCAGTCCCGCCCCAGCAGGCATCTACCTTGTCCCACAAAGGATAGAACCGTGTGAAATCGGGACTCTGATAATCCGGTGTTTGCGTTTCAGCCACGAAGGGAAGGTAAACCAATCTAAAATCTTATTTTGGCGGGGAAAATAGGCGGCCACAATCAGGAACCCACGTTTACCGATCGTGACCGCCTAGAAAGGAGGTTCACCTGTAATTAGGATTATAGAGAATCAAGGGATTTATTTATTACATCCTGAACGGCGTGACCTTGAATTCGCCCCGGCGATCAGCCAGCTCGTTGAAGGCGTCGCTGCCTGAATCGACTTGATCTTTATATTTGCCGCGCGGGAACTGACGATATTCTTCTTTGAAGGCTTTGTTCCAGTCGCCTTTGACCAGTTTCACGTTCCCCGCGTTCCACTGCGCCGCGAATCCGAAAGCCCTGGTTTCTTTGCTTCCGGTCACGGGCTCGGCTATCACGTTGTAGGGAGCCAGGAAACGCACGAGTTGCTCGGCCTGAGCCTTGCCCGCCTGGCCTGGGTCCTGCGGCAGATGGATCGAGACTTTCTTGCCGTCGGCGATGGCCGTGCTTTTGATCTGGATCCTCACCTCATCAGCCGACCACTGGTCGCGGACCACATCCAGCACGTAATAAATACCCGTTGCGTCATCCACGCCGATCTCGACGCCGGCAGTATAGGCGCCTGCACCTTTACTGGCCGCCAGGTCCCACGCCCGGCATTTGCGAAGATTCGCCGGCGCAGTCTCGACGGTCTCGAGCTTGCCCATCTTGAAGAATTCGCCCTCTTTGGCTGATGGTCTCTGCTGGAAGAGGGCCTCGAAGAAGTAATCCCCGATCCGCCTGGCGATTTTCTTGAGTTTCTCGAGGGGCCGCCGCTCAGGACAGAGAGCTTCGCCCGGCTGCCTCCAGTCGGGCTCGAGCGTGCAGGTCTCGGGGAAGCTCTGCGGCTCCTCTTCGGCGATCGCCGGAAGATTCACAATATGCCAGCGCTCGCGATCCTCGTCGTCTTCGGCCAGCTTCTCTTGCTCGAGCAGCCAGCCGGCCAGGTCGTCTTCGTGCCAGCGGGTCTGAACGACAACCAGGGCGCCGTTTGAATCTTCGGGTGACCAGGGCTCCTCGCGAGTATAGAAAGTCGAGTTGTACCAGTCCTGGTTGCGTTCACGGATTGCCTCCGACATCGCCTCCTCGTTATTTTTGAGAGGATCGTCGATGCATGCCAGATGCCAGC